CCCTTCAGGAACGTAAGGGAACCCTAATGAATCTATGGATTCATTACGAAACCCTGATAATCACGGGAGAGACGGCCTAACACCCCGAACCCGTTTATACTATAACCCGTGCCTTCGTGCGATGGGCATGGGCAACGACGAAAGGGAGACTGTCAAAATCTCCATGACGCTCACTAAGAAATCGCAGAAGTGGATTGATGAGAACTATCCCGAGGCACAATCCACGCAGGAGGCCATCAGGATGGCGATAAACGACGCGAGAGAGTATCACCGCGTCGTAGAGGGAGCGAATATCTCCCTATCCGATTAGACACCAGACGACACCGACAGGTATCTTTAAGAACCTACCCACGTACCCGTAGGTAAGAAGGTAGAAAACCCGGCGCGGGCCCGATTGGACCCCGGCCCCCGCGCCAGCAGAACCGTGTTACACCCTTATCCCGAAACCCCTTAAAACGGTCGATAGGGACGAGGTTACGCGGTATTTCTCCCTTCGAGGGTCCGTCACACCATGACGGATAACAACCGAAACCCCGATGGAATCGCCCCGAGCGAACTATTCTCACGAGCCAGCCAGCTCCCCGAGTCGAATTTTGAAGCCCGGACTCTCGCGCAGATCTGCGAGTCGGAGGAATCCGACCGATGAAAGAGAAGATTTGTCCGGTGTGCGGAAACCGATACGTCGAAACCCAATACTCCCCGTCGAATCCGCGAGATGGAGTCCCCCCGTTTTACTCAGGAACTCTATACGTCCACGAATGGAAAGCCGACCCCGAACGGCGCGGCCACGTCTCAGTTAGTGGGTGTGTCGATTATAGTGGGCCGGAGGGAGCATTAGAAAACGACCCGTGGCACAAGCTCGCGCCCGAGCAGGTGGACCGATGAAGGTCGTTCGTCCCCAGAGCCACGAGTTTACGGCTAACGCGATATGGAACGAACACGGATTGAAACCCTTTTTCGGAGCCGACGCCGCCGCGAAGCAGGCGGGCGGGTCGATGAAAGCCGAGTTTACACACGGTGGGGAGCGATGGACCGCGACTCTCTATTATCAGGATAGCGGGTTTCTCGTCCCCGAGTCCGGCGTTACCCCGTCCGGCACCGAGATAGAATTAGAGCAGATACGCGAGTACCGAATAGCGATAGACCGGCACCCAGACGAGGATCACGTCGGAGAGCAGGGACTAAACGCACACATCGCGCCACGGTGGAAAGGTATGGAAGTCGAAAAGAAGGACGGCACCCGAAAGAAGTTTTCCGTCCCCGATGGGCTCGGAGACGCCGTTAACGTTCGCCTCTCCGGGTCGAACGTCGAATTTACTCGATACCTCCCGCTCTTACAAGCCGGGGCCGAGTCGGTCGGAGTGAACGGCTGGTATTTCGCGGAGAGGGACTTACACGAGTATTCTAACATCGTAGACGCCGAGAGGTACGTCCGAGTCCAAAAAGACCGTAGCGGCCCCGTCCATGCCCGTGATGGACCCCTCGCGTCGATGGGTCACTTATTGGAGAACGACCGAACCGGATACCGCGCGATTGTCCAGAACGATACGGACCCACATGGAAACTCTCTCCCCGGATACTACCACACCGCCACACTCGGCCCCGAGAGAGTCCGAGAGCTATTCCCCGACCACACCTTTCCCCGAGAGGTTAAGCACTATTACGCTCGGGAGGCATACTCTAAACCGAACTCTCACCCGCTCGCGCATCCGAAAGTCGGCGTTTCGTATCAGACGAGCAAGTGGGACCGTAAAATCGGATGGGACGAACTCGGGGACTTACAGAACCAATTAGACGAGACGCTTCACTCGGTGATAGCCGACTCCGGAATCCCCGTCCGTTCGGGGAACGTGGGCGACGGAGAGGGAGGAACCGGGCCCTACAAGCCGGACCCGTATTTTGAGGCGATCGATCACGAAGCGCCGGACGATCACCTGTATGGGCTCGATCTCACTCAGATACGCCACGACCAGCAAAGTGTAGTCGTTCGGCACCTCGCGGATGGACTCTCCCCCGTCGAATGGGAGTCACTCGAAACCCTCGTTACGGACGGAGGCTCCGTCTCTCCGAAAGATATCGCCCGCGACCACGACCGCCACGAGGATAGCGTTAGACGAGCCCTCAACCGGATTGATGAACTCGTAGAGCGAGAGTATGGCTCCGTCTCTCTCCGGTCCTCGTTTATCGCTGATATGGTCCACGAGTCCGTAAAGGAGGCTCGGGAGGCTACCCGCCGCGCCGTCGAGACGGGAGCGAAAGCGATCAACGCCGCCGAGAGGGGATTAGACGAGTCCACGAGCGCATTTATCGCGTGGGCGGCAAAGCACGATATCGACGTAGACGACACCTCGGACGCCCGTATGGTCCTCCGAATGGGCGGAGTCGAACGGGTGCGCCGCGCCGTCGAGCAGGGATATGAACTGTGGACGAACGCCGGACGCGACCCCGCCCGGTTCCGGTCCGCGAGACTGAAACTCGGAGAGAAAGGTACGGGAATCGCGTGGCACTGGCTTAGTTAGGGCGGTCGGCGGGTAGTGGCAACGCTGAAAGTGAGCTCAAAATCCGGTCAATATGTCCCCTATCTCCCCCTCCGACCGCGCCGATCCGCTCGAAAAACTCGAGTTTTTGCTATGGGCATGGGCTCGCGGAGATCTGCTCCGTCCCGAACCCGACCGCGAAAATCGCGTTTCGGGTTAAGGGTGTGGCTAAGGCCACAAGTCCAAAATACTACCCCGCCCCCGCCCCGCAGGGCGCGCGAAAAAATTCGCGCCCCCACCGCCGCCGCGACCGCGCCGCCGGAGGGAAAGCCGACTTTCCTAAGTCCAGCTGTGGAACGAAACTCCGCTTTCATTCACCCTTCCCAAAAAGTCTAAGTTTTACCTTCCCTTTTTGGGGAACATGGGAACCCATCAGGAAACCATATCCGCCGGAGAAACGGTCCGTCGAACGCTCTCGGACGGCACCCGCTTAGTTGAAGCAGACGACGGCTCCGGCTCCGTGATAGAGGAGTACGACGATCCCGATTTTGGAACCGTCCACGAACGCGCCGAATACGACCAATATCGGGACGCGAGGCTTCATTTTGGACTATGGGCTCTCGTCGGAGGCTTCGACCGTCCCGAGAGAGGAGCCCTCCAAATGGTCCCCACGAATATCGCAGTCGCAGGAAAGCCCGCAGTAGCCGCGTGGCTCTATCTGAAAGGTGGATACGGATACGTCGGCTCTCGCCGGCACGTCGCGGATGAACTCGGGGTTTCCGAACACACCGTTTCTAAGTACCTGACTCAAATCCGCGAAGTTGCCGAAACCAGTTAGAAGATAGCCGATATCGGGATTTTTGCCTGTTGCGTATCACGGTGTGACCCGCCGCCATGCCACCGGACCGTAGGGAGACGAGACGCCGCCACGGTCTTAGTCCCCAGAACTTGAGTCCCCGTCCCTCGGACCCTGTAAACGGCGAATCCGTACCTCCCACCGTTCGATTGTAACTTCCCGTGATACTTCTTGTAGATCTTGAAGTTGCCGGGGTTGCCGTCCGCGTGACGCCGCGCAGTAGCTTTGAACTCCCACGGAGTCCCGTCTTTGAGTCCGTCGAACCACGAGGTATCAATCCGCGTTCCGTCGCCGTCTTTGAGACGAACTCCGTACTTGTCGGCTAAGTGATATTCGCAGGCAGTTCCGTGCGCGTTCGCTCTGTGGGACGGCATACGTTACCAATCCTCACGACCGCCCGCGCTCTCGCGCGTCTTATATATCACTCCGCCGACACGTCTCGACGAGGATACAGTCGGCCCACGGCTCCCGCCGGGAGCCCCGCGACCGGCGGATGGGCCTTTGTAGATGGAGGGGGGTGCGTATCCGTATCCACGTATCCATCCCCGCGCAGTCATGCGGTTATAGCCTCCACGTTGGATATCGTATCCCGGTGTTTCCCGTCCTGCTCGTATTCCCTCCACCGAGTACCTACCCATCCGTGGCTATACGGCACGAATTTAGCCGTTTCACGGTTCGTAAGTCCGTCCTTCTTACACCGAACCACCGTCCAAACAGCCACGTCATACGCGACGGAGCCGGGCTCCGGCGTCTCCTCCTCCTCCGAGTCGGCCCACGACCACACCGCCGGGTCTTTCGTATCATACCGCCAGTCGGTTTGTGGGATTCCATCGATACGAAACCTCTCGTCCCTGATTTCCCCGTTCTTAATCGAGTCGGCTACGATCGCCTGCTTCTTAGAGGTCTTCTTAACGATCACTCCGACCCTCCAAAGGAGCGGGTGGATACTGCTCTCGTCGTGTGCGACGTAGATTAGCGTCCCGTTGAATTTTCTAATCTTGAACACAAGGGGCCCCATCTTCTTACGCATCAGGTATCCCGCCTTGCCTCCGCCGTCTCCGACGCTTGAGAACTCGTCTCCGATAAACAGTTTCGGACCCTGCGGATTCTCCATCGGGTCGCCGTCCTGTCGTACCCATTCGTCCATCGTTCCGAAGTTGCCCACGAAACCGGAGCGTACCTCTCCCTCCGAGTCTACCCACTTCGTCGTCTCTTTCAGACTCGGTATGTTGCTGGCTACCTGCTCGACTCCGAGCAAATGCTTTGCTCGCTGGCCGAATAGACCCGATAAGTCCGTTTTCCCCGTCCCCATCTCTCCGAGGATCACTATCACCGGAGCGGGCGACGTGATTATCTCGTCTATCTTCTGAATCGCCTTCATACCGGAGATATCGGCTCTCTCCTGCTGGTCGCCGGTTAGGTGCTTGAGAGACGGCATATCACCCGCATCCAACGCCGAGCGGGCCGTCTCCGTCGCGGCGATCTCCCGGATTCTCTCCACCTCTTTCAGTTCATCCGCTCGACCCGGTAGCCGGTCCGCGTCTCGGAAGTGACCCTGCCCATGCCCATACTCCGACGAAAGAACCGACAGGTATCGGGATACCTCCTCGTCGCGCACTATCCCCGCGTGGGGGTGTGCGTCCGGGTCGCGGACCCCGTGGCCGTCTTGATGCTCCCGATACTGTGCCGGTGTGTAAACGTCGTTGTCGTCAGTCATCTGCGGGTGCCTCCTCGACCGTCTCGCTCGCGTCGGGCTCGGGCTCCTCGCCCATGCCCATCGATTCATCTAACTCAAGGGTCGGGAGGTCACCCGCCCCGATTCCTTCAATATCGGACTCGAAGGACTCGAACACCTCTTTAACCCCGGTCGGGTCCATCATCGTCCCTTTCTCGCGGGCCTCCGCGCCCCGGTTGATAATCCGTCCCTGAATATCCGCGCCGAGTTCGCTAATCGACTCTCGCATTATCTTCAGGGAGATATGAGACTCGGTGAGTTTCTCATATATCGATTCCATATGGCTCTTTTCTGTGAGTAGTTTCGTATCCTCACACTCCGATAGCCAAACTCCGCGGACCCGGAGAGACTCCATATCTTCATCGTACTCGAAGGACTGAACGCCCCAACCGGACCCTCCGTTTACCGGATACGGATTCGGTCCATCGACCGATTTAGAGCTCCAAATCTCCGGCTCGACGTACCACTTCTTTACCGTGTCTCTCCTCGCGTCGATCTCGTGGACTTCCACCATCCGGCGCGAGCGGAGCCGCCGGACGAACGCGACGAAAAAGCCGAACAGCGGCGGGCCGAATAGCATCAACGCCGCCAGCCAGCCGACCACTATCGGCGGGACGGTCGGGAGACTCGGCCGGTAAATCAACAGGATACCCCCGAGAGTGAACATTAGACCGAGCGCCAGCATTTGCCCTTCGGCTAACAGCCATGTGATACGGTCCGCCCATCCGCCGAACGTGCTTGATGTGGGTTCCTCGCTCATGCTTCCATCACTCCCTTATCCTCTCGTCGCAGCACCCATCCGGCCCCGCCGACCGCCGAGACTAAGGCTAACAGCATCCCGCTGAAAAGCCCGCTCTCGCCGCCGAAGTGCCTGAACGGGTCGTTTCCTGATTCGTCCATCGCCGTCGAGATACGGACTCCCTCGCCGCCCGCTGCGACCGACACGGCGTTACCTCCCGCGAAGGACTCCACAGGGACCGCTATCACCGTCGTCCCCGGAAAAACCCGCTGTGTGACCACAGGGATGCGCGTCGCGCCTTCCTCGCCTAACCCCGCCACGTTGTCGGAGATACTGATACGGGTCGGACGGTCTACCTCAACGCCGATCCTCGCCGTGCCGTCTACAAACTCCCACCCGGTGAGAGTCGTCGTCTCCTCTAATCGTATCTCCTCCTGATTGGCGAGCGTGTCGGCCTCCGTCTCGCCGCCTTCCACGGTGACGTTAATCGGCACGGCCTCGCCGTCTCCCTGCGCGGCGGCCCCGCCCATGCCCATCGCCAAAGCGATACCTAACAGCCCGATGAGTGTGATTCTAAAAATGGTGTTCATAGCCGTATCTCCCTACCTACCCGGCAGGTAGAATTTGATGGCCTCTCGGAGGATTGCGATTGCCCCGAGCGCGACCGCTCCCCCGACGGCCAGCACACCGACGCCGCCGGCCCCGCCGAGGTCGCCCCACGGGAAAGCGCCCCCGAAAAGGCCGCCTCCGCTGCTTTGGGACTCCTCGAACTTGTTGATGAGTTCCTGATTCTTCTGTTCTAAGTCGTTCCACTCCTCTTGTGTGATGTAGTTCGTATCGGTTTGCGGTTCCGCGGACGTGAAAGACGCGCTATCTACCGATTCTCCCGTCTCCGTGTTCTCGAAGGACTCGACCGTGAACGACGTATCCAGCTGAATTGTCTGATAGTTCGTCTCGTCAGAGGCGGCATAGTAGTTTACTGCCGAAACCTCCGTGATAGTCGTCTCTAAGTCTCCGCTGGCGTCGTAAGACCATGTGCCGTCTCCGTTGTCGGTGAAATCCGTGGCCGGGATGTTGACCGTCTCGGGAGCGGTCGTCTCGACCGTGTAGACCGTCCCCTCATACGGTTCTGCGGTGAGAGTGACCGTCCCTCCATCTACCCCCGTCTCGAACGCCGACCACTCCCCTTCAAGAAGGGATACGTCCGTCGTGAAATACACGTCCCCGGCGAAGGTGGAAGGGTCGTAAGTCGTGCCCGCCGAGATAGGCCCGTCCGACGTATCGGTTAGGCCGAAGGAACCCCGGATCGTCGTGCCCGACTCGGGGATGAAAACGGTCGCCTCCCGCTCCAAATCGACCGGGATATTCAGGGCGATCAGGTCCGCGAGCGCTTGTGAGGTTCCTTCACCTTCGCTCATCATCGCCGCCCGCTCTCGCGGCGTCACGAGGTCGGATATCTCGATCTCTCCAGACTGAACTTGGCCGTACACGTTCGTTACCCACGTCGAAATACCATTCCGAACGTCCTGAATAGTGCTTTTAACACCATTTAGGGCACCGGCCCAGTCAGCATGAGAGAGGTACTTTACGTCACCTTCGGAATTGGGAACGACCACGCGGAACGATGAAACGTTGGCACTAAACGACCCACTATCTAGTGAGTTGATTGTCCAAGAAATCGGGGAGTTACCACCAGCGGCCCCCGTTATCTTCTTGTTAACCATCTCGGTCCCATCGACAAGAGTAATGGTGTCATCGGAGACAGCAGAAATTGATCCACCGGAGTCGTCCCAAACTCCATCAGTCCAACCACAGTTGAAATTTGGACTGATATCGGGGTGGTCTTGCATGGCAGTTAGAAGGTTACCGAACTCTGAAACCGCCTCATTCCAAGTATTGATGATATTCTTTTCAAGCGTGAGCTGGTAACTGTCCAGAGTTTGATTAGCAGCATCCAATACAGCCGACTCCGTTTCACCAGCGTTTAAGGCCTCAATAGCGGCGATTTTGGCCTCGGTATAACCAGTATTCTCAACACCCGAGAGAATATTATCATTAGCGAGTATAGCACTCGCATTCGTGGATTCTCGTGTTAGAGCGGTCTGATAGACTTGTGACCGTAGAACGTCACCAGTAAGCCCCTCAGCCGGTGCGTCGGCACCATACACGTTGTATTCCCGGAGCGCCCAATCAATCGCCACCCCCGCGAGGAATCCCCCGGCGATCAGCGGAGCGAGAGCCTTCGATTCTTGAACCATTCCGTTCGGGTGCCCGACCGCGACACTCGCCGCCGCCGCCGCGCCGAGCCCTTTCACGAACGTCCGCCGGTCGAGCCGAGTCCCTGTATTTTTTCTTTGGGCCGTGGGCATGGGCTCGGAGGGAGTCACGCGGCCGTCGCCAGCATTAGAATCACGGTCCACGTCGCCACTACTACGCCGGTCCACCACCCCGCGAGGAGTAGGGCCGTCGCCGGTCTTACTGCGAGTCTCATCGTTTTGTGTTTTGCTCATAATTGAAGTATGAAGGTCTCTTACCGCGGTTTACGCGAGGTAAGAGACGGCCGTAGTTGCTGCCGACACCGCGATAGTGAAGGCGAGGCGAGTCAGGTCTGACCACGTAACGAGCGATTCAAACGCCGGCACGAACACGAACAGCAGCGGCGAGAGAAGCGCAAACCCGATTAGCGCGAGGTACACCGGGTCATAGTCGGTTTTTGTCAATTCGTTAGTCGCCACGACCCACACCGTCCCCATCAGAACGAGGAGGAGCGCGACCGAAATATCCGCTCCGGCGACTGTCCAGATAGGCGCGCTGAAATCGTACCCGCCGAACACGTTAATGTTGAACGTGAACACGCCGAAAATGGTAGCCGCGAACCACGGAATCCCGATCAACGCTGCGAGGTCGATCGGGTCAATCTCTCCCGGTCCTCCTGCGAAGCCGCTTAGTTTTGATGTTGCCAT